TATGTGAACATAAGACCCCCAGTTACCTTGGAAACTGCCATCCCAGATTTTAGTGTCGTTAAACCAAACCTCTTCAAAGCCATCAATCGCATGACCCGCAACAGCAACTACTAAATGCAGATACTCGTTATCAGTGCCAGTAGAGTCTAAGTAAACAATAGCCCCGCCAACTCTAGCGCGGCCATAAATGATTTTGCGGGATACAGCAGGTTCTCTGACAGTTACAGAATTGCCCTGCATTGACGTTCCCATAGATGGCTTTGGCATCAAAGCGCGAGATACAACAGAAAGGCCAGCACCGATAGCAAATGTTGCTACAAAAGTGCCTAACACAAATCCTGTCGCTACAGCCCCACCTACTGCCGCTGTTAATCCTGCTATTGCCGCTACTGCCATTTTACTTTCCTAAAAATTTAGAATAAACGCGCTCAATTAAATCAAAGCCCATTCCTATCATTAGCTTGTCGAAAGGTATATGTACCTTCGTATTAATCATCATCAATGATACACCAATATCACGACAATAATCTTCTGCGAATTTGATCAATTTATAACCAGTTGCACCCGCCCTGCTATCAGGCAAAACAAATACAACATCATTGACCGCAAAGTAATGATCTTGATAATGGATGCTTTTATTGATTATCAAAACAAAGTAACCAACTAACTCACCATCATCGCGCGCAGTAAATATGTTCAATATCCCTGCGGCATCTAATCTAGCGTATTCTTTCCAATCAGGATTTAGTTTTATCTTGCCCTGATTTAACGCAACAAGCCGCCAGTGTTCTTCCAATAGCGGCTTTATATCTTCTTTAACATTTACCAGACTTTCATGCTGTATTGTTATCATCTACCAACCCTTAAATCTGATCTACCTCCTGAATGCGTTCCTGCCGATGCTGGGGTTGGTCTTCCCCAGATGATCTCTTTCTCTTGAATCTTAGTCACAAATTCAAAGCCCTTATCGGAAGGATGCTCAATCTTTTGATCTTCACTTGTATAACGTCTGACAAATGATCTTTCAAAGGCAATTAATTTATTTTCCACACTGATAGATATTGTAGATGTCTCACCGCCATCGGCTATAGTCATTACATCCATAAAGCCGCTAAAGATAATTACAGGCGATGAAACTAGATCACCGCTATCATCTAATGCACCTAAACGGATAGTCAGCGGCCTACCCTGATATGGCTCATCCCTAGCGATAGTGACCAGTGATTGTTTTATACCTGTCAGCGTAACAGTTGCACCATTTGCCTGTAGCTCGGCTGTCTCACTAACCGACCCTATGCTAAGTAAATCACCCGCACCGATATAAGTGTTGCTGTTAAAGGTTAGATTACCTACGCCAGACCAGAAGTACACGCTACCAGACGTAAACTCCATATCGATTAAATATATCGGGCGTACTACTTCAGCGGTTGCGACCGCTTGCATTTCAGATGATAGAGTGCGACTCATTAGATGGCCTCAACACAGGCTAGAGTGAATCCGTAAAGGGAGGCAGTATCAGTAGACCAGCCAATATCATTTGATGCCATGCGCCATAGACTTTTAGGCAATGTAAAATCTAATGCTGTGCCTGATGCTATCTCTGCCCTTAGTGGCGGCTGAAACTTCAAAGTACCTGCGCCAGCGGATTTATCTTCTGTAACCATGTAAAGATAATCACCTAGCTGAAAGTAAGTACCCGCAGTCACCGCAGTAGAACCAGAATCGGTAGTCAGTTGCTCTGCCCTAACCGCTGTTGTGCCAGATGTTGTACTGGTTGCTGTACTTGTATGCAGTGGATGGCCGAACGTAAACGTGCCAGAACGCCCTTTTAAGCCGACTATGAATGCCTCGACTGATCGTGCCTCTGCATAGGTTAAAGGCGGCAGAGTAATCTCTGCTTCCCATCTAGCCCCTGAATGCTCGTACACTTGCTGATCGTAGGTAAATGGCGACTCTGATACGGCTACAGTTCTACGTAACCGCATATTGATAGACTGTATGCCGACTGATGGAAATGCTAATGGCATTTTTTATGCTCCTACTAATGCTTTGGAATAACCACCACCGCGCATTCTAGCGTCTGCAACTGCACCTTTAGCGGCATTGGCAATCTGTGGCATAAGTGTAGCAATTTCTGCTCTAACTGTCTGCTGTACACCTGTCGATACGTTGATGGTCTGATTAACTACTACGCCACCGCCACCGCCAAGATTTCCATTAGGGACAATAGACCCTTGAGAGTTAGGAACGAATAGTTCTGGGCCACGTTCGCCAACCATATAAGGTTGACCCGCCTGTACTGATCCACCAATAGCCTTTCCTGATGGAGATGTAGTCGGTATTCCAAGTGCGCCACCAACTAAATCTAGTATTGGCTTAGTAATGTAATACTGAACCATCATTTTAATCAAAGCATCTACGACAGTTTTAGCCATTCCCTTGATCGCATCGCCAAATGATTTTGCACCTGTGATCGCATCAGTAAAGCCCTGAGTAATGCTTTTAGACATTGTTTTAGCAACATCTTCTAGCTGTAGCTTTAGACTAGGCATTTGGTTAGCAAGTTCTTTTAGCGTTTCACCAAAATGCTCAACATAGGAAGGGATATATTCATCTTCCGCTAAACTAGACGCTTCATCATGTAACGCCCTCAATCCCATCTTGGCCCGCCATACATTACCAGCCAAGTTATCAATGGAATCACCGAATGCGCCAGTAAACTTTGTTGCGATTGGTGTCATACCCATCCAATCACGCACATAATTAAGCATTTCAATTATGCTGTTGCCAAACTCTGCAATACCTCTGGCCGCACTAGCAAACCCATGAAGAATATCTGCAAGCCCTTGAAGTAATCTTTCAGCGAGTATCAGACCAAACTCTTCTACACTGCCGCCAGCTTCCTTAATATCGCGTAAGAATTTATCTTTTAGAGTTGTACTTAAAGACTCTATAGCTGGTGCAAGATTAGCGACTATTTGATTTCTTAGGCCAGCACCTAACTTAAATAATCTTAATAAGGCATCGTTAGCTTTTTCTACACCTGATGCGGCTTTGGTTGACATAACCAAGCCCAATTCATCAGCCTCTAAAAACAGTTCCTTTAGACCATCTCTACCAGCGGCCAATGTATTTACTAACGCAACACCTTCAGAGTCAAATAGCTTCATCGCCAGCCTGACTCTATCTGCGCTACTTTCTACATTGCCAAATGCATCAGCAAGATCAAGCATTTGCTCGTCAAGTGATTTTCTCTTCAACTCTTCTGCATTGATGTTTAACTCTTGCAATGCGCCTTTAGCTTCGCCAGTACCTTTTGCGGCTTCTGCCAATCTACGAGTAAACCGCTGAGTAGCCATGTTTACCGTTTCAACAGTAACGCCAGATATTTCAGCGGCATATTGCAATGCGCTTAATGCTTCGGTGGTTGTGCCTATTTTGTCGGCAGTCTTTTTAAGGGTATCAACTGCGGTTAAAGATTGTTTAATTAACAAACCAACAGCGGCAGGGCCAGCGGCCGCAACTAGTGCGCCTTTCATTGAGAATGCGGCTTTTGAAACTGCCCTAAGACCAGACGTTACGCCATTAAAGGCTTTCTTAGTCTTATCAATCGCACTTATCGTAATCTTGACGTTTTCAGCCATCGCTCTCACTCATTATATGAAAATAGGCCAGCCACTCGTTAAAGTGGTTGACAGGCATTTGCTCTGCCTCTGCTATTGTTATGTGAAGCCGATCAGCCAAAGACAATAAGTTCATCCTTGATTGATCGGTTCTCAGTTTCCCTCGATTGCCTCAATAGACTCGATCTCTGCAAACATCTGATTAGCAATGTCACTAATGATATTAGTTTCTTCACCCATCAAATCCATGCGATCTTCAGCAGACGAAAAGAGTTTATTACCGCCCTCATCTTCTGCCTTCATGCAGATCAAATCCACCATTGCACCGATGGTAGTGTTGTTCAGGAAGTTAGGGTGCTTCTTCTGAAGTTGATCTAAGTCATAACAGGTAATAGCCCTGCAATATAACTTAAAGTCTCCAGATTCATCACCCCACGCAGGTACTAATACTTCTCGCGCTTTTACTTCCCTTCTGTTGCGTAACTCTTTAGCTAATCCCATGGTTTATCCCCCTAATTAAACTTGTGCTTCAGTTACTGCTCCACTGCACTGGATGGTAAAACTGGCTTCAACCATGCCATCAAATGCGCCTGTAATAGAACGTGAAGTAACGATGCCGCCACCACTAAAGAAAGTCTCGCCAGAGCCAGTACCAGTAGGATAGATTTCAAAGTCAACACTAGCACGTTCATCTAAGATTAACTGCTGTGCGTCTGCTTCATCCCAGTAACATTCGATAGATACAGTGTTAGTTGCTAGACCCTGCTTGTAAGTACGTGCAGTATCGCCCATTACAGAATCTTCAATAGTGTCTGCTGAACCGTCAAAAGTGAAAGATCGTACTTCGCCAACCACGGCCACAGTCGTGCCTGAGACTTGTACTTTTACTACTCCAGATGCGCCTGTTTTAGTCGCCATGATTTATACCTCTAAATAAAAGTTAAGTTGTGCCGCGAGTATACTGATATAGCACGCGAACTGTAATAATGACCCCACCAATGGGATCAATAGAACCTTGGTCAATCTCAATGTTAGTTATCTGCGTATCTAAGGCATTAGTCCCACGATACCGATCAACATCAAGACCCTCTTCAACTGCTTCGATAATGTTATTTCGGGCTGTATCAATTACAGACCCTTTAACAAAACAAACCAGTTCATAATCTATTGTAGCCATGCGCTGAGTGATTGACCCGCCTAGACTACTATCTTCTCTGTTCTCTCCTGCGCTCCTAACGAGAATCGCTGGGAACTGAGCATTCGATAACTTGTCAAAAGCAAATGGCTCTCGCGTAACGTACTTAACCGCTACAGGCGATGTGATCGCTTGCAGGGTAGTAACGATATTATTGGCAATGTTCTCTCTTACACTCATTTCAACGCCTTAAAGAATACCTTACCCAGTTGCTTTTCTTCCTGATCGTTAAAGCCAAAGAACGGTCTTTTTTTATTGTTCATTGCGGCCTTCTTCGCTTCAGTCACTCTGCTGAAAAATATCTCAGCCTTTCTACTGTTAGCCCTAACAGTCATAGAGCCTAACATATTACCTGTCACGGTAAGATTAACAACGCCCGATGCATCGCCAGAAAATGATGGCCTTTTGCCTCTGCGCGGCCAACCTTTCTTTTTAGCCTCACGATACCTTGATGAATACGGCTCGAACTCTTTCTCAATTCCAATGCCTTTAAGAGTCCTATCCTCTATTATATTCACGCCTTCCTGCGCGGTAATCAGTAACGCCCGTTTAACGCTGGCAGATAGCTCCTTGCCTTTCTTGCCTACTCGCTTGGCAATCTCTTTGGCATTGGTGTTTATCTTAACCTGCATTATCTAATCAGCCGACCAGAGTTCACTGATTGCTTTTCGTCATCGTCGATAGTGCTGTTGCCATCGTCATCGTACTCAACACCATCTCTCAGAATAGCGTCGAACTCTTCACCATAACGGGCTTTATAAAAGTCCATCATGTTTTGGAATCGGTCATCTTCTACCCAGTTAGTCAGTTGCGGTAATGCGTACCTTGCTAACACTAAATAAGCAGAGCATCGGGTAAACTGTGAGTCAGTAAGTTTGGAGTTCTCCATCTCACCCGCTATA